GAACTTACTGACATGCCAGAATTCATGCAAACATTTCGTGGCACACCGGTAGCGTGTGATAATCCGTCATCATAAATAGCAACATAGACATCACATTTTGCCTTTGCAGCAGAAACAAGATCCATCTCACAAGTACCACCAGTGGCTAAATCGAAAATGAGCTTGTAGCCATCAATTACCTTTTCTAAAGTAACTTCTATATCGGCTACTTCTTCAACATTCTGATAAAGCTCAAGCTGGCCAAGTTCGAAAATCTGATCAAGTGTAAAACTTGAAGTCATACCGACGCTTTGCACACCATGAACAACATGGTTTGATGTTACAGTGTCAGTTCCGTTTGGTGCAATAGCAACAGCTTGGCAAGCATAAAATATACGCTGATTAACTGCCATTATATTTCTCCTATATTAAGTTGATCCTCTGGTAAAGGCACATTATTATACACAAAAAACTTGTTATATTGCTTTAACTTGAGTTGAGCATCTAGCAGTACCGATATATAGATCTGGGCTAATTTGATTTATATCATCGCCCCTAGAATCATAAATATGGCACCTACGATAAAAGAAGTCATCAATCATGTTTGGGTATAAGCCGCTGGGTATTGCGTTTTCGTTGAGTTCACCCCTATAATTAAAGGGAAAAACACCAGATATAGCTACAGCAGTTGGATCAAATAAATGTATAGTTCTATCATTCTGATAAAGAATACTATCTACTAAATTCGCACACTCCCAATGGTTTTCCGAGACAACGTAAAATATTATGTCGTTATTAACCCATTGACCACCGCCAAGTTGGTACGGCTCTAGACTTCTTGCTGGAACAACTTCTATAGCGATTGCGGGCATTTGCACTCTTGACTGTCCAAGTTGTGCCCATCCACCAGAGTTGCTAACTTGAAAATTTTCCTCACTTCTTAACGAGCCCTGCTGTATTTCCCTAAAAAACGGAACACCTTCAGCCGGTATTACCTCGACCCATTTGTGACTATATTCTAATTCTACATCGCTTGTTGTACTTTGGGCAGAATCAAAAATAATCTTACCATCTGTGTAGTCGATATAAAAGGGCTTTGTTGTATTACCGGTAGCGTAAAAAACATCATCAACAAAAACGCCAGATATTTGAATTGGTTGTTCTGTGGTGGCCGATATGCCACTCTCCCAAACCCAGTTTTTCCTGTATGCTTCCCAAACTTGCCCATCGCTATAATTGGGGTCAGTAGCAGATCTTAATTTATGCCTATCTCCACCATATATATCCGATTGAGGAATCGTGATATTGTAAAATGAGCCCCTATCAAGAAAGCCCCAATCATAAAAATAAATAAAATTATCCAAAAGCACATTAGACAGCGTTGGGTCTTGTGCGTTTCTTAAATTTGCTAATTGTGTATGTGGTCCACCAGCCATTATGTTAGCACCTTAACTATGGATTTTTCTATTGTTGTTTTATTTGTTGATAAAGCTCTGGTTATAAAATTATCACTATTAGTACCAGAAAACGCACTGTTTACTTTAAATGGTCTTTGTTTCTCTGTCATTCTGGCCATTCCACTTCTACCAAATGGCCCATATTCGACGCCAAAATTAGCTATAATAATTGAATCGCCCAATGTTAAAAGCCACTTAAGCCACGGAATTGATCCTCCCTGTATTATTTGCTTGGAGGCAGATAAAGAAAGTATGTTGGAGTAGTCATTTGGCTGCATTGTTAGTGTGAAGCCGCCCTTAAATGTTTTTGTTGCTGCTGATACCTTTTCAGTTTTTATGTTAAGTGTGCTGAGTATTGAACTTACTATTGGGCCCGTTGGATCAGAAGTTAAACCAAAGTCGGCCTTTAGTCGCCCATTTTTAAGTGATTGAATTTCTGGACATCCATAAAGGGCCGCTTCAATATCCGACTTAACTCTCTCCATAACCTTTGGAGTTTTTTGTATTAAATATAAGTTTAATTCTTTTGCTAGGGCCGCATATATTTTCTTTGTTATTGCCGCATCTGATTCTGATAAAGCTATATTAAGCATTGGCCCGCTTCCAAAAGGTCACAACATATTTAGTTTCATTCTGCTTAAAACCCTGTGGATAGGAGGCCCCACTTCTTTGATATCTGCCATTGTCATACTTCTCAATATCATTATAGTTTGGCACTAGATATTTACATCTCTCTATCTTTGGCAGATCAGACATGTATGATATTGTTTGAATGGCCCCATCAGCAATATCTATCGGAATACCAACATCGACCCAAAACTTTCTATTCCAATAAATTCTTGTGGTTATTTCTTCGGTGGTTTCAACAGCCTTATATCCCTTACCATTACAATAGGGGCACGGCATTCCTCTTTCAAAAGGGTAAGGACCGCCCGGAACATAAACACTGACAGATCTATTTCTTGTACCAAGAGTGTCTATCCTACAATTAGGGCAATCTTCCCTTTTTTCTGGATATATTAATGTGGCCGTCCTAGCAAAAAAAAGAACGGCCTCATTATATGTGTCAAACACAGAACTTGGTATATTAATAGCCATTAAACGCCCTCTTCATTTACGGCCCACCAGCCATTTTCTTCCATTTCCTCATAGGTATACACATATGGTTGCCAGCTTGGGGGAATAAAGTCAATAACACTAACCTTCTTTCCTGCATTAAGTCGCACGGCGACCCCAATACCATCTGCTTCTTCTTGCGTTAATGACCCATCTTCAACAAAAACATTTAATAGTGCTGATAACTCGGCCCCATCGGCCTGTGCATGAATTGGCACAGTTTCATTTTCTGGTAAATTAAGTGCAGTTTCACCAGTGGTGGGATGAGTAACAATACCACAATACAAATCTGTCCAATTGTCGTCACGCAAATGAGACGGTCTTAAAAGTCTCATTATCCCGCGACTTAATTGTTCAGCATATTGAGGAGAAACACTAACATATGGCATATTAAACCCCCTCTTCTGGATTCAGATCAGGTGGAGGCGGAAATAATGCAACAGCCTCTTCCCAAGGCACCATATAAATTTCGTTAAATCTTTGCGAGTCTAATCTAGCAAAATTCTCAGAATAAAGACCGTTGGGCACTTCACTTAAAATAGCCCCTCTTATCATCCATCTAGAATCAGTTAACTCTCTAGGTGTGACCCTAAATTTCTTTGGGTTTTGTTCTTGAACTTCTATTAATCTATCTGCTAATTCTTTTGAGAATACGCAGGCATATTTTTTAGCATATTCATATGGTAAAGGTAAATACTGAAGTAGTTCAGCTAGAGTTTCTGGGTTCTCCGGTAAAACTACTGGTTCTGGATCTATATCTGGCATAGTTTATTCTCCTGTTATAAAAATAAATATTAAAGTGCTGCTCCGATGGCGGTGACGTAGTTGGAAATGTGAGTGTCGAGGAGTGCGAGGTCGAGCGAGGTTCCAATGGAATAGAAGGCGATAGTGGCGTCTGTAATCGCAGCAGCCCCCGGCACGTTATTTCTTGCGAAAACGTAATAGTTTGCAGGGTATAGAGTCTGCGATGTTGCTGCTGACTGTTTATTGATGCCGGCTATCCTTGAAGTGAAAGTTCCATCATTGTTAGCAGACATGCCAGCAAGACCAGTCGCTGCCCCCGCCCCACTGTAAAAAGTGGTCGCGCCAATGTAATAAGCAAGCATGTTGTTTGTAGCATCTGCAAACAGAAATGAGTAACTGTAGTTTGGCTGCCCGGTTAGCGTGTTTGTGATGTAACCAAAAGGAGCCCGGCTAATAGAACTGCCGCTCGTAAGGAAAACCGACCAATGATGGTTTTCGTCATCATATGCGCCCCCAGAGGCGTTGCTGTCCAGATACGAAGTGAAATCGCCCGTCAATCCAACACGGTCGAAGTCGCCCTCAACGAATCCGTAGGAAGTTGGCGCATCACCTCGCAGCGGAACCAATGCCCCGGCCAGCGTGCGAGGGCCACAAAGTAAACATGTAGAGGCCATCGACTCCCAGAGGTTGTCTGCCTTTAATCCCGAAACCAGATTGTTGATGGCGATTTTGACTGAGGTTTCAAGGTACGCACCGTCTGCCTCCTCTACGGCACGCAAATATCCGATGGCATCCCTATCAAAGCCCGCCTCTTCGATGGCTCGCAAGTCTGCCATCAGCGTTGACACGCGGGCTTCTAGCAGTGCGAGGTCGGTTGCGGAGCCGATGGAGTAGTAGGAGAGGCGGGCGTTTGAGAAGGCTAAGTCACCGATGGACCGGCAGAAAATACCAAAGTTCTCGGCGTTTGGCGTTCCGCTCGTCCTGCTAAATGGCGTGGTTGTGCCGCCAACCCGGAAATGAAACGAAGTGGAGATAGATCGCTTCGACCCCAGAAACCCGCCGCCGGAATAT